AACAATCTTTTCTTTTTCTTTCTTTTCTTATGAGTCTTATGAGTCTTATGAGTCTTATGAGTCTTATGAGTTTAATAAAACTTTAAACAATCTTTTCTTTTTCTTTCTTTTCTTATAAGTCTTATAAGTCTCTAAAGTCTAGGGTATTTTGTCTTTCTTTCTTTTTTACTTCAGCTTAAAGAAAATGATTGCAGCTTCTAACTGGGTGTGGTATAATATGCGTATGGGATAGGAGATGTACTTCTATCTCTCAAACCTTAAGGAGTAACAGATGGAAAAAGTACAAGGCATAGCTAACTGGGCATTTGTAAATAAACCAAATTGTAAATTTAATGAGGAAGGAAAATGGATGATAGATATTATCTGTGATGCTAAAACTATTAAAACTCTCAAGGAAGCTAAGATCAACTTGATTGAGAAGGACGATGGTCGTATTATCTTCCGTCCTCAACGACATGTCAAGCGTAGGGACGGTGAAAATAATCAGGCACCTGCTGTTTTCGACAGATACGGTAATACTCTTACTTGTAATATCGGTAATGGTAGTAAGGTAGAGGTAGCTTTCACAGTCTTCCCTTATGGTAAGATCAAGGGTAATGGTGCTGATCTCTGTGGTGTTAAAGTACTTGAACTTGTACCTTATGAAGATGGGGATAATGTAGCAGAAGCCTTTGAGTTTGAAAAGCCTGAAAAAGTAAATAATATGTTTGATTAATCAGATGTTGAAGACATCCAATAAGTAAATTGCTACCTTCGTCTAATGCTTAAGACACCTCACTTGTAATGAGGGAAATGTGGGTTGAAGTCCTACAGGTAGCTCCACCTCATACTGTCTAAGACTCAGACGCCTCTTGAAGAAGCGCACCTGCTACCTAGAAGACGTTCTAAGGGTGAGTCATCTTATGGGCCTATAGTATAAAGGGAATACAGTGGCCTTGCATGTCGCTGATGGGGGGTTCGAGTCCCTCTGGGTCCACCATTACTTCTATAGCTCAATGGTAGAGCAAACGACTTATAATCGTTAGATCTTAGTTCAACTCTAAGTAGAAGTACCACATAGCAAATGCCATCTCATAGATAAAGATGGTTTGAAACCATTGGAAGGATAATATCTTAAGGTTAGACTTCTCCACCTGACATTATCTTTTCTTTTAATTTAAGGAGATTTATGAATTCTAAATATTTTCTAATCAGTACATCAGTTATGTTGCTGGCAATTCTAATTTTTGGTATCACTAAAGCTAATTCAGGAGTTTTGGCTACGTTCAATTACACTGCCCCTCGTACTGAGTTGGCTGGATTCCGTCTCTATGCAGATGGTGAGCTTATATGCTCTATAGCTGATCCTACTATAACAGCTATCTCTTGTGAAACTTATAAGATTCCTTTTGGTTTTTCCAATTTCACGATGACCGCATATAATGTTGAGGGGATAGAGAGTAAACACTCCCTCCCTTTTACTTATGAGTACCACGCCTTAATCCCTTTGGCTCCTGGTATTACTGGGGTAAGGGGAAACTAAAGTGGTAAAAGAAGTCACCAGTCTGATTATTGACGGAGATATTCTAGTATATGAAGCTGGTAGTAAGGCAGACGGCAAGTTCTACTTTTATCCTGAGGATGAATTTTGTACTCCAGTTAAGAAGGAGATGGATGTCTGGTGTAAGCTAAACGATCAAGATCCTGCACTGATTGAAACACACTACAAGCCTGAGACCTTTAACATGGCTAAGACTTATCTTCGTGTACGAATAAATAATCTCTTCAACTTCTTTTTACACCTTAAGACAAACTACAAAATCTTCCTAACTGGTAAGGGAAATTTCAGAGAGACTCTTGCTACTATTAAGCCTTATAAGGGTAATCGTAAGGACGTTCATAGACCTCATCACTTGCCAGCCTTACGAAAGTATATGGTTAAGGAATATTTTGCAGAGGTGATAGATGGAGAAGAGGCTGATGATGCCTGTGGTTACAGTCAAACTAAGAGTTCTTGTATATGTTCAATAGATAAAGATCTCAACATGATCCCAGGTTTTCATTTTAACTGGACTAATAATGAACTTTATAAAGTCTCAGAGGTAGAGGCACTCCGTAACTTCTATTGTCAGTTGATTACAGGTGATGCAACGGATAATATCTTAGGACTTTTTGGATTAGGTGCTGGCTGTGCTCTTATTAAGCAAGTTAACCTTTGTACAGATGAGAATGCTATGAAGGCTCTTGTGTATCATGCTTATCAACAGAGGTTCGGTAACTATGCGAACCAATTTATTACTGAGATAGGAAATCTGCTTTGGATTCGTAGGAAACCCAATCAAACTTGGAGTCTTTAACTTATGCTTATCAATATTATGCACATCCTTTTCCTTTTGATGGTATTGTTGTGGAACTAATAAAAGGTGGGGGGTTTAATGAGGATGAATATTAATGATTAAAAAAGACCCGGTATTTGACACCTTCGTAGAGGATTACTGCTTTATACGGAACAGGGGATGGAAGGAGGCTGATGGGTTTGGCGAGCCCTTCCAGATGGTACATCCTTTATACGAGGGGGTATTTTCGATAGAGGAAGCTGTAAAGATAGAAAAGGATGTGGAAGAGTTTGAGCTACAGAACTAAGAAGACATCTAATAAATATAAGTCATCTTTTGAACGAGGGATAGCAATCAACCTTACTAAACGTGGAATACCTTTTGAGTATGAATCAATCTCCTTGAAATATTATCTTAAACCTAAAGGAAAAAAGGGTAAGTGTCACGAGTGTGGTTCAACTCAAATTTCTATCGAGCATACCTACATACCAGATTTTATAATTGGTAATTTAGTGATTGAAGCTAAAGGGTATTTCGATAGCAAGACTCGTTCAAAAATGATCTCTGTTAAGAAGGCTAACCCAACATTAGATATTCGTATGTTATTTATGTTTGACAACTGGGTAACTAAACTAAAGAAGCAGAGATACTCTGATTGGTGTAACAAGAATGGATTCGTTTATGCTATTATGGTAGTCCCTGATGAGTGGTTAAAATAGTATAGAATACCTTGTAGAATTTTTAATTGGTTGTGTGCATTCATGATAGAGTTGTTTCGTCTACATGCATGTGATATAGTTTAAGGAGGTAACAATTATGAAATACCAGATCTCAGAATATGTAAAGGGAGGACATGGAAGGAAGAGAGGTTGCTTACTAGGGTATAAAACTAAGACAGGTCAGGTGTGTATTGGTTGGAGTCTTTATGCTAAAGGAAAAGAAAAGCTACCTTTTGATGCCTACATCTCTAAAGCTCTCGCCTACATAAGAGCTATCCCTATTAATCAGGTCCCCTGTGTACCACCTTCCCTTAAGAAAGCTTACCTTAAGTTTGAAGTAAGATGTAAGAAATACTTTAGGTTGATTTAGATGTATACTCACTTAGAAATTATGGAGTTGTTAAAAGATCGAGAGGATACCACTTCTATACTAGATTTACTTGACCCCGATGTAGATGAGTTTGTAGATTGTTTAGAAGATATTGTGTTGAGGAATCATAAGAAGTTAAATGCTTATTATATGGATGAGCTATGATAGATGAAAAACGTAAAGAATTAAAGCAAGACTACTTAGATCTAATACAGGATATTGTGAATACTCTTGAAGGAATTCTTGGACCTGAGAAGAAAATAAAGCTTTTAGTAGATTTTGATTGTATGGAAGCTCACTATCGTGAGGAGGAGTGAAGGTAGAATGGATGCTCTCTTTGATAATCTAATCGATTATACTAAAGAAGAATCCGAACGTGAGTATCAATACTTCAACAGATTCTGGGATGATGAAGATATGTGCGACGATTGTGGAGAGGAAGATTGTAGTAATTGTCCCTTTGATGAGGATGAAGTAGCTTGATTATCTTTAAAGAGATGCAAGATGTACTAAAGGATGCAAAGAATAACCTAATCTTTTTGTGTATGTGGTATGATCATCCTTTAAAAAGGTCTGGGGTTTATAAGTTTATAAACAATATTGATGTAGAATTGGGTTAATATGAAAAACATAGTACGATCTGAGCCTTGTCCAGAGTGTCGTAAGAGTGGGAGAGATAAGACCGGGAACCATCTCATGGTCTTTGAAGATGGTAACAAGTTCTGTGGAAAGAAAGAACACCATAAGAACGGCAAGGCTTACACAGAAATACTAGCCACTAATAGGTTTGAAACTCTTAATCGTAACTACCTGCACTTTAATCCTCTCTCAATAGAAGAGATAAATAAATATCCAATCGTCGCTCTCCCCTCTAGGCTTATCCCGAAAGGGGTTTCTAATCTCTATGGTGTACATTGTTCTTATTCAGAAGAGACTGGCGAGATAGAAGCTCACTATTATCCAAGATATTCTCTAGACTCTATACTCTCAGGTTATAAAATCAGGACTTTACCCAAAGAATTCTCAATAGCTCAAGACAAACAACAACCAGCCCTGCTCTTTGGTCAATGTGTCCCAGGCTTCTTAAACAAGAGACAACTTGTAATCACAGGAGGTGAGGAAGATGCCCTTGCCTCTTACACTATCACAGGTAGGTATCTTACAACCCCAATCCCTGCTGTCTCACCTCCAGATGGTGACAACTTTAAATGCTTTGAACTTCCTGAAGTTGTCACCTTCCTTAAATCTTTTAAGACAATCTATCTCTCTTGTGATAAGGATGTAGCTGGACAGAAGTTAGAGAAGATGTTAGTTGATCTCCTTGGTTATGAGAAGGTAAGGATTGTAAACTTCTCTGAACATGATGTGTCTGATATGCTAACTAAAGGTAAAGAGCATGAGTATATAGACGCTATCAATGGAGCTAAGGAGTATAAGCCTTCTGGTATTATTACAGTAGATGATGTATGGGAAGAGGCTATTAAGATGCCAGAGTGGGGTATACCTTGGCCCTGGCCTACACTTACAAAGGCTACCTATGGTATCAGGAGAGGTGAAGTATACTACTTTGGAGCAGGTGTTAAGATAGGTAAAAGTGAAGCTGAGAAGCAGATCATCCAGCACCTTCTAAGTATGAACTTAAAGGTTGGTGCTATCTTCCCTGAAGAGTCTGCTCCTATGTCTTATAAGAAGATAGCTGGTAAAATAGCAGGTAAGCAGTTTCACATACCAGACTCAGGATTCACACAAGAAGAGCTTATTGTGGCATTAACAGAGGTTAAGGAGAAGGTATATCTTTATAACCGGTACGCTTCTGTTGAATGGGAACAGATCAAGGAGTTTATCCGTTACTGTGTGGTTAGTAGGGGTATCAAAGATATTATTATTGATCCTATTACTTGCCTCACTGATGGTAAGGAATCTTCCGAAGCTGATAGACTCCTTAAGCAAGTGACTCGTGAGCTTGATTATATGACAAAGGACTTGTGGTTTTCTCTTTATATCTTTTGTCATCTTAATATACCTGCTACTGGTAAACCTCATGAGGAGGGAGGGTCTGTTAAGTCTGCACAATTTGCTAACTCAAGGGCTATGATGCGAGTTGCACAATATTGTATAGGGATAGAGAGAAACAAGAAAGCTGAGAATCCCATTGAACGTAATACAAGCACTTTCGTATTACTAGAGGATAGGAACTTTGGTAATTTTGTGAAGTTTCCTGTGTATTATTCTAATGAGACTGGCAATTATTTGGAGCCAAAAGGAAGATGAGTAAGCAGTTATTGTGTAAGTGCTGTGGATGGATGGGGTATAAATCCCAACTAGATCATATCACAGATGATTGGTTGGCTTATGATGATATTCCTTGCTGTCCTAAGTGTGGTAGTTTTGAGCTTGATACAAATAAATGCTCTGCATCCTTAGAGAAGAGGAGACACTTATGAGTGAGATGATTAAACTTTATATCTGTTCTATGTCTGGTATGCATGGATGTGATGGTTGCCTACATGATGACCCTCATGTTTGTACAGAGGAACCTTGTACTGAGGAAATCTATTGTGAGTGTGTAGAAGAAAATGTAAGGTGTGAGGTAATGAGTGAAAAATCAAATTCTTGTGAATAGTATTCAGACACCTGATGGTACTATCCTTACCTCCTACTCTATTCATGATTATAAGACTCACAAGGATGAGTTGACAGGTGAGACTTATATGGTTGATGGAGGTACAGAGTATATAAGAAGAAACTTAAATAAAGTCCCCGCTGTAGATTTGTGTATTTACTCTAATGATTCTCACATACAAATTAGAAACTATTTTACTTGGGGTACTTATGGAACCTTTAATGAGGATGGGAAATATATTCCTAAGGTCCAAGGTAGTTTGAGACGGGTTCTACTAAAAGATTTAGAGACAGACCACATTCAAGCAATCTTAGAGACTCAACATCACATCTCTGAAAAGGTGGTTAAGGTTTTTACTGATGAGCTTAAGTACAGGAAGGAAAATGAAGATTAATTCTTTTTGGCGTTGCCGATATTGTAAGTGGTGACCCATAAATAAGGAGGACAGGGAGAAAGATGAAAAAATATAAAGAGGTGCTGATCATCCCCGACCCCCACGATTCTCCTGGTATATCTCAGGACAGGTTCCGTATAGCAGGTCAGTTTATGATGGATCGTATGCCCGAGTATGTGGTATGCCTTGGTGATTGGACAGAGATGGGTAGTCTGTCTAAGTATGATGTGGGTAGGTTGAGTGCAGAGGGAAAGCGCTATTGTGATGATGTAGCTAGTGCTAACAAGGCTCTAGAGATCTTCAACAGACCTTTAGCTGATTATAATAAGACCTCTACGAGATGGAAGAAGAAGAAGTATCAACCTAAGATGATTATGTGTGAGGGGAACCATGAGAATAGAATCACGGTAGCAGCACAAAGTACACCCAGTCTCTATGGCACTATCTCCTTAGCTGATCTTCAGTTTAATAGGTATGGTTGGATAACTCATCCTTTAGCTAAACCTGCAATCGTGGAAGGTATAGCATTCTCCCATTATTTTACATCGGGGGTAATGGGAAGACCTATTGGAGGTTTGAATCATGCAAGATCTCTTCTTACTAAGTGTCTTACTTCTTCTATTGTGGGCCATAGCCATCTCCGTGATATGAGTGAAGATGTTACAGCAACAGGTAAACGTATTCTTGGATTGGTAGCTGGTTGTTATTTTGAACATGAGATGGAGTGGACTGGTGAGAATCTAAGGTACTGGAGAGGTCTTGTTTATCTGCATGATGTATATGACGGGATGGCAGAGCCTGAGTTCCTTTCTCTTAAAAATTATTTGA